TGGCCGTTCAGGGGGTTATACAGGTACAACGACGATAACAAATTTTGATTCACAAGGTGTTATGACCGGAGGCAGTACAAGAACTGTAACGCAAATGCCTTTGGCGAAATGAGTATTTTAATTCCGCGAAGCGGAAAAAATTTTTTGATTTTTTAACACTTTTAATTTGTTTGTGTGCACATTCATTCGTATCTTTGACACATAAACCTTAAAACAATAAAGTTATGTTACAACAACCAATTAACTCCAAGAGAAGTGAGACTTTTGATTCGCTTCCTGTCAGCATCCAAAAAATACTTTTGAATGCTAATGATGATCGTTTTAATCCTGTTTTTGCACCAATGTCTTTTTATGTATTTTATAATGCTTTGGTAGAGGACCCCTCAGATCCTCGTGGTGTTCTTGTTGTGCATTTGACGCGTGAGGGATTCTTGCATTATAGATTCATTTCACATGTTATGGCGTATGATTACGGTCTTTTGTCTTCTATGTACATGAATATAGCTTTGAAGCCTCGTTCATATTTTGAATTTTTGAATTTGTTCTTTTTTACGCTGGACACTTCTTTACATTCTTTGAAACTCTCCATTGAGCCAACCGATTTTGATTTGTCTCTTTTTGAGGGTGCTAAGGGAGATGATGCATTACAGCATCTTTGCGCTGACACTTCTAAGGTTATTTTAAATCGGATTTCAGCCTTTGTTGATTCCTATCCTCGTGTTGTTGACAAGCTGGAATGTCTTACAATGTATCATTATTTCGTTCGGAATGAACTCTCTGTTTTGTTTGGATATGTTCATGGACTTCAATTCAAGTAATTATGTGTTTACATCCTGTCCCTACAAATAGACGTGATACGCAAGGTCGGTTAGTATATCGGCCTTGCGGTGATTGCGTTGAATGTTCTCGTCAGCAAACAAATTCTTGGTTTGTTCGTCTGAGGGAAGAAGCCAAGCAGCATAAATATATGCTCTTTGTTACATATAAGTATCCGAATACATTTCTTTCTTATAAGCATGTGAAATTCGTGAACGACGGCTGCGATTTCTTCAATATTCTGAAAAAATACTTTTATGAGCACCCCTCAAAGTCTTTGCAGTATAACCTTTCGCACGAAAATGTATTTAATAGGTATTTAAACCCCGAAAAATATGTTGATACCGGTGTTTTTGTTCCCGTTTTCTCGAAGTCGGATATTTCAGCGCATATAAAGCGTATTCGTCGTCAATATCAGTATCATTTCGATAAAACGCTTGATATTAAATATTTTATTCAGGGAGAGTATGGCTCTTTAACATTTAGGCCACATTGGCATGGTTTGATATTTTTGAATGAGGATCTTGCGTATGTTAAGGATCTTATCTATAATGATTGGATTTCGCATTTTTCTGACGTCAATCATAAAAGTGCTGCGATTGATATTAAGGAGGTCAATTTATCTGATCGCGAGAATACTGATACAACAATCGAGTATGTGGCTAAATATGTTTGTAAGCATCTTGATGAACAAACACCCTATGTTCAAGCTGGCTATGTTCAAAAACCTCCGCGTGTAATGTCAAAGGGAGTTGGTAATGCGTATTTTGAGAAGCTCATGAAGCTTCACCCCGACCTGCGCCAGCAGATAGAGAACGTTCAAGATTTTGAAGAATTTAAAGTTCTGTATGACAAGTTTTTTTTTACCGATTTGTAAATAAACATGGAAAACTTATACAACTTTTATTGCCTCGATATTTCTCCGATCGCTTGATGCCACGTGTTAAGCAGCGATACAAACGTCTCGAATTGAAGCGCAAATACATATATGACGGTGCTGAATATGTTGTGAATGTCATGTCCCATCGTATTTCGTCTTTTAATAATAAAGTTTTAAAATATGGACACGAAGTTAAAGACTTTGCCCGTTTTCGATCGGTTAATTGTTCTTCTTTTATCCGCGATACTTCGGCAAAATTTGTTCGATTTAAGGATTGTTACTTACGAATACTTTTTGAGGAAAAATTTTCTGAGTTACTTGGAAAGTCGGCCTCAGAATTGGTTGATGCGTCGCCGTGTGAGGTGGATTCGCTTTACAAGAAATTTTATGAAAAGTCTGCTCGCGTACGTTTACGACGAGCCAAGCCGAACGCCTACTATTCTGTTACCCGAGCTGTTTTCGACGAGTGTACGGTTTCCTCACTTCTAGCCTATTAATGTTTTTTTTTGGTTTGTCATTGTATCGCCTTTATAGAGTCTAATATTGGTTAAAAACAAATGTAGGATTATTGAATAATGTTAAATCATGCTTTATTTAACATTATTTGATAATATCCATTTGGGATTAACGAATATGAGTTCTTCTTTTGCGATATCAATGTTTAACCAATAAAAATATTATGGCACATTTATCGAAAATTTTTAAGCAGCAGCCCGTCGATGTTCCCAATCGATCGGGTATGGATTTGTCGTTTGAGAATATTCTTTCTATGACGACGGGTACATTGATACCTGTTCTTGTAGAAGAAGTTCTACCGAATGAAACATATTCGCTTGGCTACATGTGTGAAGCTCAACTGCCACCTATGGCTACTGAGTTTTATGGTCGTATCGATATGCGTTTGGAGGCGTTTTTTGTTCCAAATCGTATTCTCTGGGCTGGTTGGCAGGATTTTATGACGATGCCGGTTTATAATCCGTTTTCTCCGGAAGTTTATCGGCCAACTGTTTTGCCTAATATTCATCGGGCTTTTAAGTATGCTAATTACACGGAATTAAAAACCACATATGGTTTTGATACCGATTATATGGCGGAATCAGAGTTACCATTCTTTGGGCCCGGTTCTTTGTCCGATTATTTAGGAATTAAGGTTCAAGGTGGAACGGAGCCTGCCTCTATGAACGAGTTCGTAACAATTCCTAACATGTTAAGTTTTCTCGCGTATCATAAGATTTACGACGATTGGTATCGAAATCCGAATATTGTAACTCCGCTATTTGTTCGTTCAAATGGTGCTGCAAATGATAATATATCGTTTTTACCATATAACAATATCATAGATACGGAGGTTAATGAATATGCCGCCTCATTGTTGGGAATTACCGGTGGCCAAACATATACGGATCAACCCCAAATTGGGCATCTTCCTTATTCTTTGCCTATTTCATCGTCTCTCGCTTTTTATGGAAATGCTTCGTCTTCTGCAATCGATAAGCAGAAAACACCGACTCTCTTTTCTTTATATCAGCGTTGTTGGGAAAAGGATTATTATACGACTTGCGCATTTTATCCACAAGCAGCTATGTCTCCTGCTTCAATTTCTATTCCTGACGGCCAAAGTAATTTAACCATACCGCAAATACGTTCTGCGAATGTTTTGCAGCGGTGGTTGGAACGTAACAATATAGCTGGTATGCGTTATTCCGATCAGATAAAAGCTACGTGGGGAGTTATGCCCTCTGACGCTTTACTTGACCGACCTTTATTCTTAGGTTCTTCAAAATTTGGTCTTTATACAAAAGGTGTTTCTAACTCTACATATTCTGCTGAAAATGAAGCATACAATAGAAATCCTTTTAATGGTGCTGTCGGTTCTCGTGCGGGTTCTACGCATGGTTACGGAAAAGATAGTTTGTTCGATACGTTTACGTCAACCGAGCATGGCTTCCTTATGGTTATTGCTTCTGTTGTCCCTCATGCTTATTATGGTAGCGGTACTCGCCGTTATTTGTCACGTTCTAAGATAGGCGACTTTGCTAATCCTCTTTTGCAAGGACTTGGTGAGCAGGCTGTTACTGTAACCGAATTGATGATGAATCCTTACCTTGCAATTTCCGGTTCTACCGTTGAAGCACCTAAAAGTATTTTTTCTACGGATTATTTTGGTTATCAGCAGCAATATTCAGAATATAAGTATCATGATGACGAGGTACACGGATTGTTGCAGCCTACCGGTTCACTTTCGGCCTTTACTTTGCAGCGTTATTTTGATAATTTTCAACTCAGTAAGGATTTTGTTGAAATAGCCATTGATGAGCTTGATTCTGTTTTGGCAGCCGATTATTCTCTTGGCGCTGTTACTTGGGCTGACTTCTTCTTCTCATTCAAGAAAGTAACACCGCTTGCCGAATACGTGATACCTACGTTGGGAGATTTGAAAAATACGCATAAAGAAAATGTTCCATATAGAGGTCGTCAATTATGAAAGAGAAAACAAAAAAGATTTTAAAGGGCGTATTCTTTTTTATCTCTTGGATTGTGGATTCTGTCCGCTGGTTGAGAAAGAAACGTCAAGAAAAAACAGGAGAATGATAATTCAGGTAATTAATCCATTAAATGATTTATTATGAAAAGTCAAAAAGAACTTGATAAGATTTTTTCCCGTGCTAATCGTACGTTTTATGGCCGTAATGTTGTTCCGCCTTGTACTCTTGGTGTAACACTTCCGGGGCTTGCTGTTGATATTAATCAAATAATAACCACTCAGACGATTCCGAATGATGTTTCTGATATTGTTTATAATGATTTAAAAGAAATATCAGAAGTTGGTTTTCGTGTGAATAATGATTTTGATTTGATGATGATTGCTAAGGGCTTTAAGTCTCTTAACGTCGGTTTGCAGTCAAATGTTGGTACAGCAGCTTCTAATCAACCCGGTTCTGGTCTCGCAAGTCAACCCTCGGCGACATCGTCGCCGGGTGGTGAATGACGGTCAACCGGCATTCACTCCGCCGTATCTCGCTATGGTACGGCGGATTGACACATAAATAAAAATGTTCAATCCTTAAAATACGAAAATATGGCATCTCAATTTATGACAAATGGTGTTTCTTCGTTCTTTAAAATGTCCTCTTCTTATGTCCAACAAAATATGCAGGCTATGCAGCAATTAACATCTCAGTCTGTTATGTCCGATGCTGAGGAGTTGGCTTCTAATGAGGACGAACAAAGCAAAAATATGATGCAGCAAATGATAAATTTAGCTTCTGCTTCAAATCCAATATCTGCAATTGCTTCTACCGTTCTTTCTTTCTTTGATTTTTTATTTGGTGAAGATGAACCTGCAAGACGTAAATGATTATGGGAATATTTCAACGAAAGCGACGTAATAAATCGTTTGAGGACAGTAATCGGCGTTTTCTGTCTAAAACGTCCGGCATTACCCCCGATTGGTTAACAAGCCTTATACAAGGTTCTCTTTCAGCCAATTATGACGAATACGAGGCTGGTGCAGGTATTTCTACTTCTGATGCTTTTCAAGCTCAGTACAATTATAAAACCATGCTTGAACAAATGGAATTTAATAGAAGTATGCAAGAAGATGCGCAGGCCTTTAACGCTGAGATGCAAGAAGATGCGCAAGCTTTTAATTCCGCTGAGGCCGAAAAACAGCGTTTTTGGGAGGAACAAATGTATAATCAGTATCAGTCTCCACAAGCAATGGCCAGACAGTACGAACAGGCTGGTTTGAATCCTGCTTTGGCCATGACCGGTGGTGCGCAAGGTCCTACTTCGATGAATGGTGCTGCTGCCTCTGCTGGTTCTGGTGCTACTTCTGGCGCTGCTTCTGCTGCTTCTGCTTCTGTTGGTGATATGGGTGCTGGTATTTCCAATCTTCCCGGTGGTCAAATGTTGTTGGAAATGCTTGGTATGTTTACAGACGGTATAGGTTCTGTTTCTCGTATTTATGATGAGTATCGTGATGCTCATTTGAAGCGTTCACAAGAACATTATTACGATGAGCTTAAAGAAAATACGCGTGTAGATTCTCAGTTGAAAGAAGCACAAGCGCGTATCGCTTCCATTGATGCCGATTATCGTGCTGCTCAAAATCAAATGGGTTTGGCCAAAGACGGTACATGGATAGAGGAACGTCGTCAAGCTATTGATGAATCCCTGTCTCGTATGCAGGTAAATGATTCTGTGATTTCTGTAAACAATAAGAAAATTTCTTGGATTAAGAAAGATATTGAACAGAAAGATTTTCAGATTGCTCAGTCTATTGCGCAAACCACTCTTACCAATTGGCAGGCTGAAACACTTCGAGAAACGCTTGATTTTCAAAAGCGCCTCATGGATACCCAAGCCCAGCATTATAGCTCCTCTTCCGATTATTTCAAAGCAATGGAAGCGCAAGTTGATGCGTGGCTTGATGCAGGAGGGCCTAATGAGCAGGTTAACAACCTTAAACAGCAGGTGCGTTCAATGGAGACACATCGTAAACTTTCGATCGTTGATTGTATTTTTGGAAATCTTGTTAATGTGGCCAACGCTGTTACGGGCATTGTGTTTCCGTATTCTAATATTGGCCGTTCAGGGGGTTATACAGGTACAACGACGATAACAAATTTTGATTCACAAGGTGTTATGACCGGAGGCAGTACAAGAACTGTAACGCAAATGCCTTTGGCGAAATGAGTATTTTAA